CAAATTATTTCGGCGCGTCGGTCCCCGGCGACGGCGGCGGCTGCTGCGGTTGAAGCCAAAGAGGTGGCGAATGAAAAAGTCGGATAAGAGTGAACTTCTTTTTCAGTGGCTGGACTTTGCGACCTCTAGGCAATTACATTTGGCGAAAGACCTCTCGGATATTGGTGAATTGCTTGTAGCTCTGAAAAAGTTGGCGCACGAGATGTATGATAAAAAGGAGGCGTCTAATGGGTAAACTACCGTCGGTAATGAAGCATGACTTCTCGCGTGTTCCGCAGATCAACGTCGAGCGGTCGCAGTTCGATCGTTCGCATGTGTTAAAGACGACGTTTGACGGTGGCTATCTCGTGCCGATCTATGTCGATGAGGCTCTGCCGGGTGATACGTTCAACCTTCGGATGACGGCGTTCGCGCGTCTTGCGACTCCTATCAAGCCGATCATGGATAACCTCTACCTCGAGACGTTTTTCTTTGCCGTCCCGAAGCGGTTGCTGTGGACGAACTGGGAGCGTTTCAACGGTGCCCAGGACGAACCGGACGACTCTACGGACTTCGAAGTCCCGCAAGTTCAAATGATCGATGACGGTCCGGAAGTTGGGTCGCTCTCGGACTATATCGGCATCCCGACGGATGTGAATGCGGCTTCTGGTTTCAAGGTCAACGCCTGGTGGCATCGCGCCTATAATAAAATCTGGAACGATTGGTTCCGTGATCAGAATTTGCAAGAGGATGCGCCGCTCGACTTGGACGACGGTCCGGATACGTTGACCGACTATGTCCTGCGAAAGCGTGGAAAGCGGCACGACTATTTCACGTCGTGCTTGCCGTGGCCCCAGAAAGGCGACGACGTTTCCTTCTCGATTGGTTCTACTGCGCCCGTCGAGTTGATTCCTCACGGTACCTCGACGAATGCGATGATCGCGCGGAACAATACTACTGGCGCGATCTATGGTTCGAACGGTCCGCTGAATATCGAAGGGACGACTGGTTTTCCGTATCAGTCGGGAGCCTCTCAGTATATCGTCATCGATCCGAACGGTCGCCTTCAGGCTGATCTTTCCAGCGCGACGGCTGTGACCGTCAACGCGCTGCGCGAAGCTGTGCAGCTGCAGGTCTTGCTTGAGCGCGACGCTCGCGGCGGAACGCGTTACTGTGAGATCGTGGCTTCTCGCTTCGGGGTTGTGAGCCCTCAGAATGCGATCCTGCAGCGTGCGGAATACTTGGGCGGCGGTTCCTCGCCTATCAATATTCATCCGGTGCCGCAGACGACTCCGACGACTTCGCCGACGCTGCTTGCTGCGCAGGGTAACCTGGCGGGCTTCGGTACTGCGTCGTTCTCTGGTCACGGGTTCAATAAGGCGTTCGTCGAGCATTGCGTTATCATCGGCCTGGCGAACGTTCGCGCGGACCTGACCTATCAGCAGGGTCTTAACCGGATGTTCTCGCGGCGGACGAGGTATGACTACTTCTGGCCGGAACTCGCCCATATCGGTGAGCAGGCGGTCCTGAACAAGGAAATCTACCTACAGGGTGACGGCGTGGGCTCCGAAGGTGCTCGTGACACGGATGTTTTCGGGTACCAAGAGGCTTGGGCGGAGTATCGCTACAAGCCTTCGCAGATCACGGGGGCCTTCCGGTCTACGTATGCGACTCCGCTCGACTACTGGCATCTCTCGCAGGAGTTCGGCAGCTTGCCTGAGTTGGGCGAAGCGTTCATCGTCGATGAGCCGCCGATTGACCGTGTGATTGCCGTTCCGTCCGAGCCGCATATCATGATGGATGCGTGGTTCAAGTTGATCTGCGCTCGTCCGATCCCCGTTAACTCGATTCCCACGTTGGGGGCTCGGCTTTAATGTGGGCTGCGCTTGCTGGTCTTGCTGGTGCTGGTCTCGGTGCGTGGATGTCCTCGAAGGGACAATCTGACGCCAACCGGACGAATATCCAGCTTGCTCGGGAGCAGATGGCGTTTCAGGAGCGGATGAGTTCTACAGCCCACCAAAGAGAGGTCACAGACCTGCGGGCTGCGGGGTTGAATCCGATCCTCTCTGCCGGGGGGGGTGCGTCGACCCCCTCCGGCGCTGCCCCGTTGGTGTCTTCCGAATTGGAGGGCGCCGCGAGCTCCGCGGCGGGATCTGCGCGTCTGGTTGCGGATCTCAAGAACATTGCCGCCAATACTGAGGCGGCCCGTCAGGCCGCCGCGACGTCAAAGGAGCAAGCGGCTCTTCTTCGCGAGAATACGCGCAAGTCTGGCGCGGAAGCGAAGATCGCGGAAGCGGATGCGTTCAGCGCTCATAATCGTATGCAATGGGAGTTGAAGAACCCTCAGCTGATAGGGTTCATGGACGCCTATTTGGGGCGTCTTGGTTTGGGTGCTCGTACGGCGAAAGGAATCGCCGACTTAGCTCGGTAAGGAGATATCATGTCCATGGGAAATACTGGCGGGGTAATGCCCGTCGTGAATGCGAAAGGCGGTAAGACGAAGCAGAGTTTCAAGGATCGCGCCGACGTCAATAAGATCGTCGAGCGTTTTCGCCGGACTGGTATGGTGGATCACCTTGCGCGGGTTGCTCCCGCGTTTCGTGATTTGACTGGCGTTCAGGATTTGCACTCCACCCTGAACGTGATTGCTGCGGGTCGTTCGGCGTTTCAGTCCTTGCCCGCCGTTGTTCGTTCGAAGTTTGAGAACGACATGACGAAGCTCGTCTCGTTCATTTCTGACCCAAAGAACGTTCATGAGTCTATTGCTTTGGTTCTTGTGGTTGCCCCTGAGGGCTATGTTGCCCCGGGGCAGACCCCGCCGGCGGCTCAGACGCCGGCTGAGCGGCCGGCCTCGCCGGCCTTGCCGGCCGCGCCGGCCGCGTCTACCGTTCCGGGAACGGGAACCGCTCCGGCCTGACCGGAGGTCCTGTTGTAGTTGAGCCCCTGAGTTATGAGCTCGGGGGCTCTTTCTTTTTTTTGGAATTATTGTTGATCGTGCGCGATGAACGCGCGCGGGTGTTTATTCCTTCTGAATTTGCGTCAGGTGACGCTTTTTGCCCCCGAGCGTGGCGCAGGTTGAGGCCGAAGGCCGACCGCGCCTAGGGCTCGTTTTGTTCGTTCTAAGGGCCGTTGAGCGGTGTTTTGGTTCTCCGTTTCGGGGAACCGTGGGGGAGGGGTGCACATGTAATATACTTGATGTACATGTGCTGACTGACACCTTTTTTTGGTGTCGGTCTTTTTTTTTATTTTTCTCTTGACTTTTTTTTGACGGTCTTGTAAGATTCGGGCATGGTTGAAATCAAGGCCGCTCTGATTGCTCTGGTGATGGACGTATGCGTCGAACTCGTTCGCGCGGTGCGTCGTTGGTTTCGGAAGTCTGGTGACTCCTGGGAGGACTTAAATGGCTAAGCGATATCGGATGTCTAAGTCGAAGTCGCGTCGGGATTTCCGTCGGAAGGCGGATCACATTCATCCTCGGAACGCGACGTATTTCGCGGGTGCGCTGCGTGGTGGAATCAGGCTGTAATGGCCTGCTATGATCCCCTCAAGGCTTGTCTCGTATCTGGTCCGGGAGGGAAGCGATCGCTTTCGTTTAAGCGTTCGTCATTGGGTCAAGCCCTCTCGCTTCCCTGTGGTGGATGTATCGGCTGTCGTCTTGAGCGAGCGCGGCAATGGGCTGTTCGCTTGATGCACGAAGCGGAGATGCACGACGAATGTTCCTTCGTGACTCTCACGTATTCGGACGAGCACTTGCCTAAGGATGGGTCCCTCGATGTTGAATCTTGCCAACTTTTTCTCAAGCGGTTGCGTAAGCGACTTGCTCCTAATCGGATTCGTTTTTTTCTCTGTGGCGAGTATGGTGATCAGCTTGGTCGTCCACACTACCATGCGATTATTTTTGGATATTCTTTCCCGGATAAAGTGAAGCTGGAAAAGCCCGGGAAGTTTGCGCTTTTCACCTCCGACGAATTGTCGGAATGCTGGGGCAAGGGTATCTGCTCCGTTGGTGCTGTTTCCTTCGAATCGGCGTCCTACGTCGCCTCCTATGCGACCAAGAAGATCACGCGCAACCGCGCGGATGAAGCGAAGCGTCTTGCTGGCCGGCGGCCAGAATTTCTCCTGATGTCGCGCGGTGGTCGCGCGGGTAAGGGTATCGGCAATGGATGGATCACAAAGTTTCGTAAGGACGTGTATCCGGCTGATGAAGTTAAGCGCACCATCGACACGCTGAACATGACACCTGTCACATTGGGGCACCCGGTGGTAAATGGTCGATTTGCAGATGCTTACGACATGATGAGCCAAGCAAAACACGGATTATCCGGCGCATTCAACAAAGTAACAGGGCAAGCACAAGACGGCTCATGGCTGGTTGATAAGTACATCCCAACAGAAGCGCTGCAAAACTCTACCCGTGGCAAGATTGTGGCGAATGCTATCGCCAAGAAACAGCCAATCCATACATCTACTGGCGTGTACCTGTCGCGCGTACCAGAGCTTGGCACGAACGCGGCTGGGCAAGAATACGAATACAAAGCCAATATCGACACGTTCAACCATGACGCCATTTTAGTCGGCGAAATCGGCGCGGCAACACCAGAGCAAGGCGTTGGTATTTTCGTGAATGCAGACGGTGAGCAAGAAGTCGAGGTGATGTATTGCAATTTGAATCTATCATCTGGCGATGATTATTCAATGAGCGCAGAAACAATCAAAGAAATGCTAGAAGAAGCAGCAAAAGAAGCATTCTGCCCTGATATGCCGGAATGTAAATGTGAGGTTGAAGATTTTACTGATTCATC